TGGCCCGATAGACGAGCTCGACGGTGATCTGCCAATACCGCAACTCCACGTCGTTCACCACCTCGGTGGCCTGCTGCCCGCTGATGCCACCACACAGCCAGGTGTGAGCGGCACCACCAAGGTAAGAAGACGAGTTCACGCTGTTCGTGACTGCGGCCGCATTGGCCAGCGGGAACGTAGGGCGGTTGCCAGAGATCGACGCCCGCACTTCGGCCTCAAGCGTGGTCAGTCCCTCAAAGAAATCCTTGGCCGTATTCTGCAGCGGCTTCTTGTTGCTGTTGCCGCTGCCGTCGTAGTAAACGAGCGCCGGCACCTGGGAGCCGCCAGTGGAGAATGACCACACGTCGGGCCGTGCCAGCGGATTCGGGTCGAGTTCTTCCTGCTTCGGTAGTTCGTAGCTGTACGTGATCTCGGCGTGATGCCGATCCGTCTCCGTGACCTGAATGTTCAGGCACTTGAGGTACGAAAACTCGGGGTGAGCAGAAGCATGGAAAATGCCAACCGCGTTGACCAGCGTTTGCGTCGGCGTCGGCTCATCGACGGTGATGATGTATTTTCGTTCGGCGGTAGGTGCCTCGCCAAAGCGATGCGACGCCGTACGCGGGATGACTTCGCGGTAGGAGATGACGGCCATTATGCACCTCCGAGAATGTCAACCGGCCGAGCGCCGACGTTGGCCAACTCGCGGCGAATCTGCTCGAGCTTGTTGAGTTGCTCGCGGCGCTGCTCAACCGCCGGATCTTCGCGGCCGGTTGCCAAGGCCAGAACCTGCGAGATGCCTTCCTGTGACCGGATGTCGTTCACCTGCAGTGCCTGGCGTGCGGGCCGGCTCAACTCGGCTGCGATCTCCTGGCGGATCTGCACGCCTTCGGCAGCCAGGTTCCGCAACGCCTGCCGGGCTTCGCCGCCGTCGATGAGCTTGGCGTCAAACGCCTTGCGGACGGCTTTGAACTGGTCCGCAATCGTCGTAGCCGGCTTCAGCAGTTTGTCGTCAATGCCGAGAGCGTCGAGTTGCCGCTGTCGATCCTGGGCCTTGGCTTCCGCCGTAGCAGCCTGGGCGAGACGCAGACGCTCGTTGGCTGCTGACAAAGCCGCAGCGTCGCCTGCCTTGCGTGCCGCCTGCAACGCTTCCTCTGCGGCACGCTGCTCGTTGGCGATGTCCAGCAGATCGCGGTTCAACTGGACGCGGGATGACTCGGCAGCGGTCAGTCCTTGCGACGCGAGCTCTGTGACGCGCTTGCGTGACTCTTCTGCCGCCTTGCGTGCGGATTCCGCCGACGCCTTCGCCGCTTCTGCCTTTGCCTTTTCCGCTTCAGTAAGACGCTGAACCGTGGCAATCAGCGCCTGCGAGTTCTGATCCACAAACCGCAACGCCTGGCCCTGGTTCTGCACTTCTTCAGTGATCTCGCTGGCGTAGTCGCGGATGCCGTTGAACCGCTCAAGCACATCGGCAGGAACCTTGTCGAGTCCGCCGAGTTCCTTGGCTAGCGACACGATCGCCGAGCGGGCTTCGTTCAGTGCACCTTGGGCGAACTCGTCGATGCTGATTTGCTCTGGTACCTTCAGGGCCTTCTTCACTTCTTCGCCGAGATTGAAGGCGGCGACGCCGGCCCGGTCGGTTTCCTGGCGGAAACGCTTCATTGCCGACTCAGTGTCGGCAATCGCCAACTCTGTGTTGGCCCCAGCATTTGCACCTGCGATGGACCATTCCAGCAGGGCACCGCTAGCAAGCCCGAGACCGACGACAAGAAGACCGATGCCCGTGGACGCAAGCACGCTACGGATCGCAACGCCGAGACCAACTGTCGCAGTTGCGGCAGTGCCAGCGGCTGCACTGTAACCAAGGGCCGCGCGGGCTGAAGCCGCAAACGCTGAAGCGAGTCCGGTGATAGCACCGGCAATCGCCTGCCGGTTGATGAACGCCAAGTATCCGCCAATCGCGGGCAGCAGGTTCTGGGCCAGCGGGACCGCCACGCGGCCGACGAACGCCAACGCGTTGCCAACGTCTTCGAGCAGCGTGCTTAAGGTCCGTGCCGCAGCCGGCACGTCGATGCTCTGCACGAACTTGATGAAGTTGTCCGTGCCTTGAGTCAGGGCCGGTTGCAACTGCGTCAGGATGCGGCCGGCGAGCTCCTGCATCGCCTGGCCGGCGAGCCCGAACGAATCGCCAATGGCGTCAATCTTGTCTGGGTTGATGCCGTTGACGCCGTCGCGGAACCCGCCCAGAAACGTCTGGGCCGTCTTCAGGTTCTCGGGCAACTCGCGGAACGTCGGGAGCAGCAACGCGCCGCTCTTGCCAAAGATGGCGACGGCAGCCGCTGCACGCTGCGCAGGGTTCTCAATGCCGTTGATGGCCGTGGCAATCGCCTGGAACTGTTGCGTGCTCGTCTGTGTGGCCAAGTCATCCACAGACAGCCCAAGGGCCGACAGGGCCTTCGTGGCTTCCTTGCTGCCACCAGCGGCATTGCTGATCGTCACCTGCGCCCGCGTAAACGCCTTGGCCAGTTCCTCGCTCGATGCACCGGACAAGTCGGCCGCCACCTGCAGCGTACGCAACTCTTGGTACGAAACGCCTAGGCTCGCGGCCAGCTGCCGCGTGTTGTCGATGGCGTTGAGTGCCCCGCTCGTGAACGCCTGAAACGTGTTGGCAATCGAAGAGATGCCGCTGATAAACGCCTTGGAAATCTCCAGCGTCTTCAGCGTGGAAACATCGCGGGCCGTCTGCTTGGCGGCGTAGCCCAGCTTCTGCAATTCCACGACGCCGGCGTTGATGCCTTGGGCCATGCCCACGGCAGATGCCGACAACTGAAATCCAATGCCAAGGGTTGCCATGTTTCACTTTTGGCCCAGGTCGGCCGCCATCTGCTTGAGCGTCTCTGCAATCTGCGTCGGGTGCTGCGGGGCGTGGCCTTCGATGGGAATGAAGTCTTGAGCGTCGGGGACTTTGTTTTTGCAGTAGGGAGCCAGCACTGAACTTGCCAGCATTCCCGTCTGTAGCCACGGGTTATCTAGCGGGCGAAACCATCGACTGTAGGCGATCCAGTACGAGAACTCCCGAGAGTCCATCGCGTCGATTTCGGCCACGGTCTTCTTGAGGTGCGAGGCCAGGTCGAACTTGAATCGCAAGCTCGGCCTGGCGTTCATTCCCCCGCTAGCTTCTCGATCTCCTCCTCGGTCAATGCGTTGTGCTTCAGGGCCGCCTTCCACAATCCGTGGATCTGATCGACGCTCTTGCGACGCAGGGCCGCCACGCCTTCGTCGCCGGGAAACAGCAGCACGCCCTTGTCATCGCACAGGCAGCGGGCGAGCAGCTCGGAGCGAAAGTCGGGAATCACAGGCACGGCCTTGGACTGCGCCTCGAGCAGCTTCACTTCGTAGCTGTCGCGGTCGCCAACGGTCATCAGGCGGATGCACACCTCACCGCCCCACGCCTGCACCTTGATGATCTTGGCGTCGCTGGCCTGCTCGATCTGATCTCGCGTCAACACTGCCATGGTTCACCCGTCGAGGAGTTTGAACGTCACGGTGTAACGGGTTACGCCGTTCACTTCCGGCGCGACGCTCAAGCCCTCATAGACTGCCTTGCACGTCAAGCTTGCACCGCCGCCTGTGATTGTCAGGTCATTGCGTACGCCATAGCTGGCGGTCGCAATGCCAGCCGAGCCGAGGCATGTGAGAGACACACTGCCTACATCGTCAGTCCAGACAACACTGCGTCCCTTGGGCAAGGCACCGCCGTACGTCCAGGCAAGGTCAGTGACCTCAGTGAACGTAGCGCTGCCGAAGGTAGCCGTGATCCCAGTGCTGTAAGTGGCCACGGAACCCTCCGTGGCTCAAGCCAGCTGGAACTCTGCAGATCCACGGATGGCGTCGTTCACCGTCAGCGTGACAGAGGACGAGTTGCAGGTCGCCGTTGCCGAGACGGTGATGCCGCCTGTGATCGACAGCGTGCCAGTCGTGTTCTGGGCGATGACGCTGGTGCCGATGTACTCGATACTGACGCTCTTGCCCGTGTCGCCGCCCTGCGTGCCGACAAGCGGCCGTGCGATCGACAGAACGCTCGCCCCAGTTGTCTGGCCAAGGTGCGAGATGTCGATATTGTCGGCACCGCCGCCGGTGGCACCGATGGTGTACGTGATGCTCGTGACGGTGAAGTTTGTGCCACCGAACGAGAACGTCGTGCCGGAACCGGAATGCGGGGTCGTGGCCATTCGTCAGCTCTCCTGCCAGCGGATGTCGTAGGTCTGCGTGATCTGATACGCCGGCGGCATCTCGGCACCACCGAGTGAAACGAAGTCGTCGGATTCGTTCTCCAACGACACCTGATCCACAACCGTATTTTCCGACTGCCCACCGTATCCATCCAGAACGACACGCATGGCGTCCGCCACCTCGCGGGTCTGGTCATACGTGACGCCGTAGATCTGAAACTCCAGCGTCACGCGTGGCATCCCCATCGGGTTTCGCAGCGTCTGCTCTCGCTGGATGCCAGTACGCCGCCATGTGACAAACGGCAGCGTGGCTGACGCCGGGGCGAGCACCGGGTAGATCCGCGTGCCGACGAGCGTGGTGACGGCCGTGCTGCCAACCAGGGCGGTACGCAGGACGGCTTCTGGCGATTTCATAGGCCGAAGTCTCCGTATTTCTTCTGGGTTGCACGGATCGCTGCCGTCAGGGCCTTACGCATCTCCACGTCCAAGATGCTCTGCATCTGGCTCTGCGTGGACTGGAAGGCCCGCGTCAGCGGCCTGCGGGCCGGGCTACCACGGACGGTGCCGGTGGCGATGAAGTCCACGGGATAGCGGCGAACGCTGGGCCGGAAGAACGGGCCACGGGTCTTAAACGATGACAGGATGCCACGGCCGGACGGCTTCTCCTTTGCCCGCTCTGTGAGCGTGCGAATCCTGCCGCCGAGAATCACGCGGCGACGGCTGACTCGCTTGGACTTGCCGGGAGACCTGGGCTGCGTGCCGTACTCAACTAGGTGCGAGTGGTAGGCCCGATTTGGACCCTTGAGGACTGTGCCGCCGATGAATGCTGGCGTGGCACCCTTCTGGCTCTTGCTGTTCACCGGGCGACGAAAGCCCACCACGACCACACCCACCGGCAGCTTCGCCTTATTGTTCGTGTACTTCCGCGTCACCTGGCTGACGCTAGCCAGCAGGTTGCCGGTGACTTCACCGAGGGCGGCGACGTTCTTCCGCAACGCTTCCTGGCCTGGCTTCGCCGCTTTCTTGAGTGCACGCAGCTGGTACTTCGTGCTGATGTCTCGCGGCAGCTTCTTGAGCTCGGCCGCCACGTCTGCCAGCGGCTCAACGGCAAACAAGGCTTTCGCCTTCTTGCCTTTTCCGAGTGCCAACTTGATCAGCGGCCTATCGCTGCCGCCAGCGAAGACG